ATAGGACCTCTTCACATACATCAATGGGTTGATATTCTTCATCACCGTTATCATCGATTGTAAAAATGTCTTCATTGGTGTAGATCCAGTAAGCAGCAGGTGCGTCTGGTCCTTGTTGATCAATGAGATCATTTACGCGCTGTTGGAGTGACTTGAGAGTGTAATTGAAGGATGCCATGATGATAATCAGTGAGTGGAGATGATGGAAACTTTGAGAGTTTTGGGGTCTAGAACTTTGATGAATTTAGGTTGTTTTGTGTTGGGGATTGTTGTGAATTTAGTGTAACCAACACGGCGAACGATGTTAGGAGTTTGCATCATTAACCTACATGAGTGACGGTGTATCTTTTGTGAGGAATTTGATCGCGGTCAAGTTCATCAGCAACACGATTCACTAAATTTTCTAACTGACGATTCAGACCGCGAGTAGATTTAGTGGCAGTTAATTCACGATGGAGAACAACAGTAAAGATGCTGCCATCTCGTTCGATTCGATCAACTTCAATGCAGTAACGGTTCATGATAAGATCAGACAGAAATGGTGAAGTTTTGAAGATCAGTTGAAGTGATGGTTTCTTTACCTGAGAGGACTGAAAAATCATCTCTCAGTGTCCACATCTTGTCATCTTGTGCGATAACAGCGAAACCGAAACATCCAGGCACTGGCATCATAAACAGACCGTGCTTTTCTGCTTGTTTGGGTGAATCAAACCCTCGTGCAGTAATTGTCCAATCTTTACCAAAGTAAGCACAAATGAATTCAGTCATGATGATAATAATCAGGCGAAGTTGTACTCAGTTTGGCAGCGATTGTCTGCTGCTTCCCAATAAGTATAGAAGTCATTCCATGCATCTTCGTTATCAACAAAGGAGTCGATTCCGAGTTGCTCACAGACAAAATCGTATGCCATATCGATGTCGGCATTTGTGTCATCAACGAAGGACAACATTTGTCCCATGACATAATCCCAGGACTGTTGCATTTCGGAGGAAAGTTGGAAGATTGGAGTGGACATGTTTTTGTGTTTTTTGATCTTGAATGTATTATTGCAGATTTTGAGGTGAGTTACAAGGGGCATTGTGCCACCTTGCCAACTGGTTTCAGGCGTAATGCTTTGCCAGTGCGATCACCTGAGAATCCTCTACCATGCTTTTAGGCGCGGGAGAGCAGTCCCACTGATGGAAGGTCTTGCCCTCGTCACCTTCCCATTGGATGGACTCCACAAGGGTGGGAGAGACAGCAGGCACCACGAAGGTGCCGAGGTAGGAACCGCCGAAGTGAGCGGAGAGGATTTCGATTGCTTGTGTTTTTTCCATGGTTCTAATATGGCACATTTTTCAGAATTTTGCTGTATCAACGGATACAAAACGGGGAAACCAGTTGGCGAACTGTCCCCCCTTGCTATCTTACATTTTACAGGTAAAGATAACCGCCTGCCCAATGACAACGGGCGAAACATTCTTCGCGGGAGTTATCATCAAGCAAATTGAATCGTATATGTTTTGCAGGTGCTTTCCATGATGCTGGTTTATACACAGCACCAGAGTTCTTATCAATGAACGCATGAACACTGCGCGAACCTGCTTCAGTCTCCATGATGAGTTTGTGATACTTACGACCGCTCTCAATGTAGAACTTATAGTCGCAAGATCTGCCGTTGATTCTACCTTTGAAGTCTTGCAGCAATGCTTCACAAAGCATCTCAGAATACTTCAGCACAGTAGCAACCTGCTCATCTTTTGCGGGTTTGGTTTCTTTGAACTCTTGGAAAGTAGGCATCAGTTCTTGAAAGAAAGTGTGAGAAAAGTTTGCTTGCTCGTAGTCAACTAGAGCGGGAAAGTTAATGACGCTCATATCAGCAGGCGAGACACATTGCAGAGTTAAAGAGTTGCGGTGCAGTGTGCATGTCGGTCACTTCATAACCATAACCCTCCACACGAGATGTAACCTCACGATCAAAATCACGCTTGAGGATGTAACGCTTAGACTGAGATTGTCCCATGAAGGTAACAGTCTTCAGAATGTAGCGGGTGCTGATGTCACCGTCAGCAAATTTTACGGGGTAGAAGTCAACAACCATGTTGGCATCTTTGGAAGTGAGTTGCATGTGGTGAAATCCCTTTGACTCTCTTAATATACACGGAAACAGGCACCGTGGGGAGAATTGTGTGCAGTACGAGAACTGGCACACGCGGAGTTGACAGAATTAAATATACAAATTATTCATAAAAATGAACTCGGTGTCTTCATCTTGCGGATCTTTACCATCAATCATCCATTCTTCACAAATAGAAAGCGCATCATCATTCTCACCGTTCTTAATATGCTCTTGCATGATAAGAAATAGTGTGTCTGCCATGTTATCGATGCAGGTTTCGCGTTCTTTGTTCATGTTCATGATGTTGGTTTCAGTTAGTAGGACGGGACCAATTGTCCCATTGTTTTTCAATCTTTTGCTGCAATTGTTGCTCAAAAGATGGTTCGGTGTAGATAATATCTGCACCCTGTCGCATGTAATCAGCGATGAACTTACGAGCGGGAGGGTGTTGAGCAATCATCACACCTGCAATGATCAATATAACTGTTTTCATGATTATTCTCCAGCGAGAGTGTTACCAGTGAAGGCGATTAAGTTACCAGCGAATGACATAGTGCTGCCAGCGATGACACGAACAGGAGGGAAGAACACAACAGCGAGGATGAAAACAATTGACCAGAACTTCATGTGAATTGAGAGAAGATTGCGTGAAGAACGAGTTTTGTTAAGTGCTTTGAACATTGTTGTTAACCTCCGAACATATCGTCGAACAGTTGTTGTGCATCACGGGCACATTCTTCACGCATTTCTTTCATGCGTTGCTCTTCAAGTTCCATGCGTCGTTTTGCTTCAAACGGTGTAAGTTGATCGAGCATCAGGATTCGGTTGTTGTGTCCTTTGGTGAGCATTTTGGTTCGTTTCCTTTGACTCTTATAGAATACACGATTTTAAGGCGTCCACAACCCCTTGTGTGCCACTACGACAGGCGTCACATCCAAAGTGACTCTAATCCCTTAAGATTGAGTTGCATCGCTGTTAGCGGGCGTGTGGAGTTAATGTCAACAACTGCACCAACTTTCTTTGAATTGATTGGTGCGAAGTATTGTCGTTTCTTTGTGTTGTAAAACCCCCAGATGGTGCTAACTTGATCGCCATCATTGAAATTATAATGGTTAAGATGGTCACACCAGATACTAATAACATTTGCCTTAAACTGGGCGGTTCTGTATCTGAATCCTTTGGGTGCTTCATGAATAAAATCGGGAGGAAGTTCAGTCATTTACAATCATTTTCTTAGAGGTGAATTGAAGTAGCGAGTGAATGCTGTGAACAGAATGATTCCAGTTGATACAACACCAATAAATCCAATAATTGTGATTGCATCACCAGTGAAGTTGAAAGTGTCAGGGGTCATCGATAAACTGCCTTGAAAAATAGAATGATACCAGCAACAGTGAGAATGCCGGTTAGTGTGAGACTGAATTCAGTTGACATTAAAAAACATTAGTCCAGCGAGTGTGATTTGCTTTGCTGATTCTACCCTCTTCTAACATGTTGTCACACACTCTAACAAAGACTTGAAACTTTTCTTCTCGGGTGAGAGAATGCGGTGCAGCAGTTGTTGCAATAACCTTGAGAAGTTGTATCTTGGAAGTAATCATCAGAAGGTAATAACGAGATGGTTAGGGTCAAGAACCTGACTCTCATCGTCAGTGTAATCTGTCATGTAAGCAGGGACAAATTCGTCATCTGCAATACTGTAGAGAGTCACAGTTTGATCGAGAGTAGAACTCGGGCAGCATTGCAGTTGTTCTAACAATTTGCGATAAGTCATTTGCCTGTGTGATAATTGTGACCAAGGAATGAGACCCCAAGACATTAGAAAGGGTTGCTCCATGACTCATACTGTTTGAGAGTAATGTAACCCTCTTTGCAGAGTGAATCAGTGAACATGCTCCACTCCTCACGCTTCCAAACTTTGTCATTTTTCAGGCGAGGATGTTGCTTAACAATCACTTTCCAGTTGTAACGGAACTGTTCGATTGCTTGTGCTTTAGTGTGACGCATGGTGCTGTTCCTTTGACTCTTATAGAATACATGAAAACGGGACTGAATCAACCGATGGTGGACACTTTGAGCAACTGGCACAGGGGCAGAGTTTGGGTAGAGTCAGGGGCAGAGTGATCGAGACTCAGACTAGACTCAAACCGCCCCAGTGATAGCAAGGGGTTTCAGGGTATAAAGAATTGATTTTCTTGCATTTTGACTGCAAAGGGGCAACAGGTCATCCCTGCCGCTCCCAATGCAAGAAATTCAGCAGTATGCAAGAGGGGGCACACCTTCGATGAAGATGTTGTTAACAACATTCTGCAATCGCTTGGCAATAGCATCACCCATCTTGTAACCTGTTGGCATGGTAACAACACCTTCCTGCTTTTTATAGAGGTGAAATGCACCAGCAGGAATGCGACCTTCAGCAACAGCAGCACGGTCATCTTTATGCACACGGATAACACGACCGATCGTCTGTGCCATCTCTACGATGGGCAGATTACGGAGGAGAATAGTGTGAGTCAGACCAGGCACATTGATGCCCTCACTGAGAATAGAATAGTGGAAGATCACAAACTTTTTAGTGTCATCAGCACCCCAAGATTGCAGAGTGTTGAAGAACTCTTCACGACCAACTTTCTTGTCGTTGATGACAGCACCGAACTTGGAGGTGATGTGCATCACATCATAACCTTTGCGATAGAAGTAATCAAGAATGTCAGTTTGTCCGAGCATAGTACCCAGCACCTTGGAAGATGGTGCAGACACGAGAACTTTAGGGTTCTGGAATACATCGAGTTGCTCGAACATATCCTTCAGGTTGTCAGCATCAACATCATGTGCATTGTGCTTAGTACGAACACGATTGGTCTCGAAAGGCACAACTTTAGGAGGAACGATTGCACCTGCTGCGATGAGTTCTTTAGCAGGAACATTGCAGAGGGTGCCACCATAAACATCGCTGTTGTTCATGCCGCGAGCAACACTCACGCCACGACCAGTTTTAGGAGTAGCAGTGAAATAGTAGCGGCGTTTGGCATACTGAGAGACAGCAAATACGCTCTTGAAGAAAGAACGACCGCAAGCATTGTGTGCTTCGTCGTAATAAATGGTATCAATATCAATGCCACTATCTACAACGCGGTGCAGAGAATGATAGGTGGTAAAGATAATGCAGGACTCTTTTGCTGCTCGCGCAGTGTTAGCGAACAGAGCAATCTTGTCAGGGTTAGTGCTGCTGAAGTGATGCGTTTCGCCACTGTGAACATGACAAACATGTGTCCAAGTAGCAGACACAAACTCCATAAACTCTTCGCACAGTTGATTAGCGAGAAGAATACGAGGAGCAACAACAACTGTCGTGCTACCTTGTGCAGCACGAGAGAGACAATCAGCGATCATGATGTAAGTCTTGCCGCCACCAGTAGGCACAATAATTTGACCACAATCCTTCTGCTGCATAGCATCGAAGGCGCGTTGCTGATGAGGACGAAGTTGCATGTGATTTGTATCGATGTGTATAATATAAAGGAAAACAGATGCCCTGTCAAGCATCTTGTACCAGTTCTAGAATTGGACTATGGGTGCGTTGTTGAGTTGTCTTAATATAATTCTCATCAATCTCATATCCTATCCAGTTTCTGTTAAGATCTTGTGCGACCTTTGCTGTTGTTCCGCTGCCCATAAATGGGTCAAGAATAGTATCACCAACCTGAGTAGTAAGTTGGATGCAATTCTTGACAACTTGCTCAGGGAATGGTGCTGGGTGTTGTTTCTGTCGTTCAGGACTGATCACCCATACTTCACTCTTATATGCAGGATCTACAGCGTCACGATATACTCTCGGTTTCTTTTTACAGAACCAATAGATATGCTCTGTGCATGGCACAAGTACATCGTTCCTGATATTTGGTGAGTTGCGTCTATCCCAGATGATAAGTTGATAGAGTTGAGCATCACTCTGACTGATGAAGTCTGTTGGTAGATAACATCGGTTCTTGTATCTTCTAGGTTTATGATTGAAGAAGATAGAACCATCGGGTTTAATCACACGATGACATTCATTCAAGAATTCTATCATCCATGCCTGATATTGATCCTCGGGCATGTTATCACCATAAGATGAATAGTCAATCTGAAACTTACCCCAGATCTGATTGCCAGGTGTAACTTTACCTAGCAATCCTTTCTTATTATATGGTGGTGATGTGATGATGCAATCAATAGAACTCTCATCGAGTTCTTTCATGCCATCAATGCAATCTTTGTTGATGATCATACAAACAGGTTACGGTGAATGTGCCACAGAACATTGTAGCGATTGCTCAGTTTCTTTTTACCTTCACGCTGAAAGTGAAAGTAACTCTTACCTTCAGCATTTTTCAGGTGAATACCACCACGAAGGAACACCCATTGAGCATCCTTGATCTTATCACAGATCTGCTGATAGGTCAATTCTAGTTCTTCATTATTTTTTGTATTTTTAATTACAACAGAGGTAATGTCATACCCATTGCGTACAATTAAATCTATAACTTTTTCCTTGTTTGTATCAAGGAACTTTTTGAAGGCATCAACCTGCACAGAATCGATCTGTTTAATGGTGCGACGATCCTTGCCATTGTAGTTGTAACCCTCACTGCCACAAAAATGAGAGATAAACTCAGCAGCATCACCGCTGATGTTCATCATCTTGATGAAATGTTTCTGTGTTGTGAGGTGAACCTGTGTAGAAGATCCTGACATGTTCTTGATGCTCTTATTGTTAACACCATCAGTTCCATCAATCTTGGTGCGAGAACCTCCAATCTGTGTCAGACCGTGAGCATCACAAACCTCCTTTTCTTTAATGTCAGAATACTCCTCTCTGATCTTGTATCCTTGTTCAGCAGTGAGTGGCATTGCTTTGTTTTAACTGTTGATAATATAAACGACAAAAGCACCCCTGTGTGGGGTGCTGTGCAGGTTGTTTGATTGTCACATAGGATAAACATCCCAACCTGAATGTTTTGGCACCATATGTTCAATTACATGCTGAACATTGTCAATACCAAATACAACTACTTCTTGTTGTGAGTAAAACCCATTCTTTGCTTTTGGTTTATTCCATACAATTTTGTAGCGATCGGTTGTGTTCAATAGATGACCTCCCAGTCAGGATCGTTTTTTGGATCAACCCAGAATGTTATTCCGGTTGTTGGACATGCTAACCTCCACTTATCATGACGCTCATCAACATACATGTGAGGGCGTCGTTTAAGATGATAAGTGAAGATTTCGTTTGCTGCTCTACTCTTAGGTTTAACTTTGACTCTCATCTAATTTCAGCGAGGACATCGTAAATTGCATCTTCATCTGTACCAATAACAGATGAAATCCATTCATCTTCTGGAACTTGAATCATGTCATTGTCGTCCCAGGTTACATCAAACTGCTCATCGTACATGTTGACCGAATCCTCCATTTTGTTCATTGTAAAAGCGTTTTTGTAGGTCAAGAAACTTTGCTCGTTTCTGTTTAAGCATCTTAAGTTCCTCCTCATTGTATAGATGAGGATTCTTTAGTGCTTTGTTGATGTTTTTGATGATGTTAATTTGCTTGCGTGAACTCATGGTGACATGCGAAAGATTTGCTTTGACTCTGTTAGTATTGCACAGATGATTTGCTGTGTCAAGATTCCTGTGCCAGTTATTTAGGTGTCACAGGAGCAACTTGAAAATTGAGACTAAATGTGATACGAGTTTTAGTCCCTCGATGTGGTGACACTAAGTGATGATAATGTGATGGGAAGATAAGTATATCTCCCTGCTGAATACTGGGTTTAGTTGTTTGTTGTGTTGGTGATTTAATAGTATCACTCAACCCCTGCATTTGATATGCAGAATGTTCTGTATTGTAGAACATAAACTCACAACCATCGTCATCATTTAGAGTATGGAAGTATACCATACTCAGGTTAGATGTTGGTGTGCAGTGATCATGAACTTCCTGAGAATCTCCTGGTTCATAACGATTTGCCCAGGCATTTTGTGGCAGGATTTCTATATCACATGCTGCACCAACATTGTCAATGAACTCATCCCATACTGGTTGCAACATATCTAACCAAGATGTCCAAGGTTCTCCACCTTGAGGCATCTTTTGCCATGATGATTGCACAGTACAATTCCATGCAGGAGGTTGATGGAAATTGTTATCATTACTCAAAAGTTTAGAGAACATGTCAACAGTTTTTTGCTGTTGTTCTTCACCTAAGGTAGTTTGAAAATACCATTTAGGACAAAATACTTGTAGGGTCATTTATATAATTCAGATAGGTGCAACTTCTCCACAATGTTTGATACTTCCTTCATATGTCTAAGATATGCAGGAGTACCAATTAAATGCTCACCATAGTATTTTCTTTGAAGATTCTCCACATATAAAATGAGGGCATCTTTTAACACTATTTTTTCCTCTCTAGATAGGATGGCGGAATGTGGCATCATGGTTGGTCATCAGCGACGGAGTGTGTTGCAATAGTCTAGTACATACTGACGAATATACATCAGTTCGTGATAACATTTTTGATTATGAGCACACTGACGCAATTTATGGTCAGGTTTGAGAACGGACTCGATAAAGAGATCGAGTCCACGATTGAATTTAACTTCTTGTGATTCGTGATCCATCTTTACTCCTGAACGGTGTAATCCATGTCATAGTCTACACTAGATTCATCATCAAATTCAATCTCTTCATGAAAAGTTTCTATTTCAATACCACCCAGTGTCGGTGTCAGTTTCTGGATCAAATTTCCTTCCTTTACGGTTTGATTTGGATTGGTAATTGTCATAGTTTTCGTCTGCCCATGTTGATCGATTGGTTCCACCTTTTTGACGCTTATCTCGAATGGATTTGCCAGGTGAGTAGTAACCTCGTTCGTTACCACCGCGTCGAAATGTCTTACCCATTTTTAAGATGATGAAGTAAAAATAAACTACAATAATATGTATCAGTCTACATCTTTGTAGATGGAGCGATACTCTCGCTCGTCAGTCTCTGGCACAGGATGTACCTGAGTGTGCAGTTCTTCAAAGCAGTAACCTACACCTTTCAGGAAGTCTTGAGTCTTTTCAACAACATCCTGAAGGTACTCAGTCTCGAACTTTTTAGTGGTCACAGTATCTTCATCGTTGCAGATGAAAGTGAATTGAGGCATGGTTCTCCGTTGAATACCTAAGTATTATAGCATAAAAAAAGGGGGTTCAATACCCCCTGTGCCACTTATTTTAACTGTCACATCAAGCAATGGCAGTGATTGTCAGCGTAGGTCTACAAGGCGTGTCAGTTCCACTACCATCAGTCCATTCATTCTTGTGCAGAATTACTTCATAACTGCCGTTATATTCTCTACCACGAACTCTTAAGGTTTTGGGTGATGTCCATGTTTGGAACTCTGCTTCCGAAGCATTTGTGCTACCAGTACCAATTTTGATGACATATTCCATAGTTACATGTAAACCAGCATGGTGCCAGTTTGTTGATGCATAGTTAGAAGAATATGTTCTAAATGCTCTAGTTACACTAGTTCCATCAATTTCAAACCTATAGTGTGAAATACCAGAGTTCTCGTTTACATCCAACTTGAATGCATATCTATAGTGAACTCTAGTAGTTCCTGCTGGTGGAGTATATGCGATCTCACTACCATTAGCAACCGTATAACTGGTAGTTAATGCTTGGTTTGCTGTTACATTAGCAACATTATATGTACCTGAAAGCACTGTGACAGCATCACCATCACAACTACTTGCAAGTTGTTCAATGATTGTGCCTGGTCTAATAATGGTTTCTAAAGTAGCATAAGTGGTAGAATCTACACTACCATCTGCTTTAAGAAACTGACTAGATGTTCCTCCACTTTTTACAATACTATCACCAGTCACCGCACCAGTAGTTGTCACGGTGTTTGCTTGCACTGAAGTTACATTACCAATTCCAGCATTTAGTTGTGACATGAAATTATCCTACTGTTCTTCATCTTTATTTATCTTCTTAACTTGTTTATTACTCCACAATGCAAATAAGATGATAGATGCATACAGCAGAGTATCATCTAACATGACAAGAAAGAATATAACTGAACCGCCATACTTGATAAAATCAGGCAGAGGAGAGATGATCTTGGCAAATACTTTACGATATGATTTCTCAAACTTAAAGTAACCAAGGGCACCAAGTGTAACTACAAACTCACTGTATGGGATAACAAAATACAGTGACAAAATAATAAACAAGGGCCAATAATGCCGCTCAGGGATCTTAGCGATCAGGTGAACATAACGTTTTACAAAATTCTTAAACATAGTTGAAGTTAATTACAATACGAAATTCTTTGTCGGTTGTGTTAGTTCCTGTGTGTCTGATTGAATTGGGAAATGTGACAAGTCTATTTGCTACAGATTCAACCTTTGTCCCATCCTCAAACTTAGTATATCCATCACATGGAGTTATGTATAGGATAGATGTCTTTAAGTAAGGACGATCTTCAGCATCTAAAACATCAACATGCATACCATGTTCAACGATGGTATCACCACCCATGACAAGATTTGCTTTGATTTTAATTATTGCACAGGGTTGAATTTTCTGTAGGACAGGATACACGAGTTCAATACTGTTGTCAATTGGTGCATGTCTTGCATAAAACATGTGAACCAATTGTGCATTGCGATTGTAATTTTCTGGTGTATCATCTACAATTTCAGATAATGTCCAATTAAGAACAGAACTGGTCATCCCCCGGTATATCATATTAAATGTATCTGGTGGGAGAAAATTGTCTACGACATTCATTTTTCAATCACTGCAACATAGATACCATTCCACCAATCATTCTCATCCTCAGGAGTTTCTGTGCGGATAGTGCGTTCATAGATAACATTTTTGTCCTCTGTGAATGTGTTAGTATAGTTAACTACGCCCTCAAAGTTAGCGTCATCAACAATCAGGATATAACTATCCTCTGCTTGTTTATGGATGTGTTCTAGATTAGCAACCATGTTCTCATCATTCTGTGCATCATAGAAGATAACATTGGGTTTGTATTGTTCATTAAACTCTACTTGCAACAGAGGTTTGACACAGAAACCAACTGAACAATCAACATTCATCCATTTCTCAGCGTTTTGTATGAAACTATCAATAGGATTATCAATCTCATACTTATCAGCGAGACTGCGATTATGAGGTTTCACAACACCATCAGAATAATCATCAATAGCATATGCTTTGACAGCACTGTTATTCATCAATGCAGCAAATAGTGTGCTACCAATGTAACATCCAGCATCAACATATACTGTTCCTCTTTCAGAGCAGAGATTATTCAAGAAATGTCTGATCTTTGTTGAAGATAGACCCAAGACATCATATCCTTCAGGATTAAATCGTGAGTTATCATCAACAGCAGCATCGATTGCACGGATAACTCTATCTACGAGGGGATTCATTGTTCGCTGTTGTTTCTTCAAATGGGATTCTACTACAGTTTCACAGTATTTGCAATCCCAACAGTTAAACTGACATGTTTTAATCTTTTCTCTCCAGATGTCAATGGGTCTGTCTTTAACATCAACATCATCCATGTACTTCTTGTACTCAGGATACATTAAGATCTCATAATTTGCCCATCGTTCAATAAGATCCATGGACTCTTTGAGACGCATAGCATTCTCTCTACCATGCATCTTAAACACATCGATACCATTATCTAAGAACCATTGCCAATCACTCCTCCAGGGCGGTAAATTAGCACTCTTAAGTTCACTTGCAGGGTCTACTTGATCCCATCGTGAGCATGAAACTCTGCTAATCTCACTGTCAAAATACTGAGGTTCTGTGCCAGTTCTTGTTGAGTTGTACTGATAATGTTCAGGCATGATAGGACAACCGCCCCAACAATGCTCATTAGCAAGTAATGATAATTCGATAGGATTACCATTCAACTCACAATATTCTTTTGCTTTTTGTATCATCACAAAAGCATTTTGATCACGCATGATGTCACGATCAAGATTGATATAATGAAATCCTGCACTAGCAAGAGTTACAATCTCATTAGGTTTAGATACATCACGCAGAATAGTATTCTTAATCTTTAACTCTGGATACTCTTTCTGTATCTGACCAGTCATCACCCATGATGTATGTGGCAGAGTAGCAGTTCTGACGCCAACATCATATAGACTCTTGAAGTTCTTGATAAACATATCAAGATTCTTTTGATCTGGTCTCACCCAAATGTTATTGAATGTAGCAGACAATGGGATACTAGTTCTCTCTGCAATATACAGAGCATTTCTGATAGCATCCTTAGATGATTCAGTCGTCACAAAAGTATCCCCCATCGCATCTTGTGTGAATGGGGGCATACGAGATGTGAAATACAGGTCGTAGATTAAATTATTATACCTAAGAAGAAATGGAATAAAATGATCTTCTAGATAATCAGGATCCAATTTGGGGTTGATCGGCAGACTGAAGGAACCTATCTGTGATGTTGTTGGTTGCATAATCAGTTAATACTCCATTAGTTTCAAACATTTGAGGACCTTGACCTTCTAGCATCTTCTCTACTTTTGCTTCTGCTGCCTCTTTAATCTTGCCAACATTGATATTCATTGCGGTAGAATATGTCAGAGCAAGATCAGCAACTGCTGCCTGATCTTCAGGACACATCATCAACATACTGTCAAGATTTCCTGCTTGAATTCTACCAGTAGTTAACAGATCAAGAGAGCATTGTTTTGCCATACGAGCAATCCAATACTTATGTTCTTCTAGTTCTTCATTCTCTTTGTTGAGAACAGTTTCAGTGAGTTTTTTCATGTTAGTCTCACCACCAGTATGCTCTTTGATGATTCTAAGTAAACCATTGATCTCATACTTACATTGTTGAACTTTGTTCATGTAAATCTGCTTGTCACACATAAGCAATTCAATTTCATATTGCTTATCTTGTTTGGCAAAGCGATCTTCTTCCTGTTCCATCTCGTGTTTAACACGCTCGATGTCATTCAGGGTTCTTTTATAATTGATAGTTACTTTTTGCAGTCCGTTCAATCGTGTTTGAATCTCCATCACTGCTTGACGAATTTGTCGCCAAGGTGTGACCTGTGAATTGACTACAAAGTATTTGTTTTGGTATTCAGTTTGCCCAAAATATTGGGATTCAGACCAGTTTATCAAATCACTATCAAAGTCATTGATATCCCATGCTGAATCACCATCAATGTCTTTCAGATCATTCAATACATCATAAAAGTTGTATGTATCAGAACTTGATTCCGTACTCAAAGGGTTCTTTTCTAATGATTCTTCCATCGTCATTTTTAATGCACCGTCCAAATGCTAAACATTGTTGTTCGCTCATTGCAATACCATAATAATCCTCAAGGAATACATTAATATCTGCAATGTTCTTTGCCTCCTTTAATTTAGAGATCAAAGTTTGTTCTTCGATAGCAAGATCATAGAGTTTTGTTTTCCACTCTTCTTGCTTTGTTACTACTTTAGCAGCAAATTCACCTGTAGTCAATCCCCTCAACTCTGCCAATCTATGAATCAGTTTAGTTTCAGTTGTATCATCTAACAGGTATGCATTAGATTCTGCAACCTGATCATCCCAAGTTGCTTCCTCTAACTGGGAATATTTAGTACGCAACCCATTATATCTTTTTTCGTAAATCTCTTGAATTGATAGACGGATAACCGCCAACATGAACGGTCTTACATAATCATTTTTGATTGCATCTTCAACAGGAATCTTTCCCTTTTCACCATCTTCCCCATATGCAGAAACCTCTGCCCTGATTTCACCCCAGTATCTACGACCAAAATCACCCATTTTGTGATCAAATCGCAGATAACTAATGTGCTGTGGAATATATTGGAAATAATTATCATCGAGTTCATAAAACTCTAGACCAAGTTCACCACCAAGTTTTGTCCCCCAAATTCCAACTTCGGGGAATCTCTGTTCGTCAATGACGATAATATCAGGATTAGTTTTTGTCATCAGAAGTTAGGAATAGTTGTACCATAATCATATGCTGTGCTGCCATCATCATTAACACCAGAAACAGCAGAAGAGGAAGAACAGTGTGCAGAACTCATGCCACTGTGTCCCTGAGGTTGTGCAGTAGAACCTAAGTTAGTAACACCATCAGTTTGATAGTTAACTTTGAAGGTGTTGTTATTCTGAGAACCATTGTAGTTACCAAGACAGTAACCTTTTCTCATACCCATTTCAAAGTTTTCTTCACCCATCTGACCAAAGTTTCTATTCTGCAACAGAACACCAGTAGTATCATCAATTCTAGCATTACCATTCGTATTGTTATTACCAGTGCCACAGTATAAATGTCCCAACATTGTCGATAACATTTTTTTCCAACCATTACCACCAGGACCATTATCCCAGTCTGTCCAGGTTTCTGTTGCCCAGTTAAGAGATTCTCTTACAGTGTTTCTCTTATGCCATCCTCTTAATCTACCATGACCACCCCATGTAGGGTCAGCACCACCATCCCCCTGATTAGGCGGGAATCCTGATGTTCTCATGACCTCAGTTTTGAGGTTAAATGCATCAGTTCTTGCATTACCACCACCAGTTAGGTAAGAATAAGCTCCAGAGAATACATGATCCTGTAAAGAACCCATTGATCCTCTGTTTACAGTCATATCCCATTGTGACTGGTGTGCAATACCAGACTCAGAAGTCATACTGAAACCAGAAGTATAGTTAGAAGAACCTCTGTAAGTATTTTCCATCGAATGGAAGAAATGGCGAGTATCATTCCAAGATCCTGCCATATAAGCACCAGATCTATCCAAAGTGTCACCTAAGTTTGTAGATGTATCTGTAGCATGAACTGTACGGTTTACATTACTCCAGGGTGAACCTCCTCTATATCCTCCACCAACATATCCATGTGTCCAGATTCTTGCCATGGACCATCCGCTGGCATTTTGTGCATCAAATGCCCAATAAGTTTCAGTACCATCAGATTTAAGGACAGCACCTTCAGAATAATCTTCACTATAACGATTAGCAGATTGTGGAGGTGTACCACCAGCACCTGCAATTGGTCCCCATTCTGTAACATTAGTTGCTGGGTTGAAGGAGTAACCTTCAAATGTTCTGTCGGTAGAATTATATCTGAATAATCCTTCAATTGGTGTTGATGGTCTTTGACCAGTTGTTCCAACAGGAACAACCATGCCGTCACTTCCAGCAAGATCAAGAGTGACTCTTGGAGTTGTTGTATTGACTCCGACTCTATCATTGACAGTATCAACATACAATGTTCCAGCATCAAAGTTGAAGTTGCCACTGGACTCCAACTGCATGAAAGCAGTACCACCGCCACCTGCTAGAGATATAACCTTATCTACATTTAATTGTGACATGCCTATACTTGTTCCTTCGTATTATTTATCAGATATCGAAAGTATCCTTGTAGTAGTTGTAGATTTGATTTCTATCGACCTGCGTAATGTGTCTATTATAATACATAAACACAGCAATATTACCGGAAGGTTGAGATGAACTATGAGGATCTCTACTACTATTACCCCACGCACCTAGGTGGTGAAATCCTCTGTTCATTCTACTATTACTGTTGTTAACAGTTCCCCGAGCATTTGCTTCATCCTTAAAGAAGCATTGATAATTTGGAGAATATACACCAGATTCATATGAAGAGAATCTCCAAGTGTACATATTAAATTTAGTGTCCCAATCATCGAATGAGTTAATATCATATCCAGTATCTTGAAAACCCTGACCATTATTGTCATACATTCCAAGATTTTTGTTCCCTGACTGTATAATCACATGGTGATCACCCGAACGAGATCTAAGTAATGTTCTCCAGTTAGTATCAGTAGTTCTCCACATCAAAAAGCAAACTACGCTGCAATGAGGATACCAAGGACTATCAAGATAACTACCTGCCGATGCTAACTTTGCAGCACCAGCACCTTCAGTGCTAAAATCTAGATACTTAACAATATTGCCATTGATATTTGTTGTAGAAATTCTGTCAGTAGGAATTGCCCAGTGAAAATTATTCTGCCTTAAGTTATACCAGTAGTTTGCATCTTGATCATTAGGTTCCAGCATAGATTCTGGATTATTACAATCATGCCACATAACTAATCCCTTTTCAGGAACAGTTGCAGTCGTAGAATCCTCTTCGACAGTTTGAGCGGGAACCATTAGATTTGACCACTCAGTTCCATTATATCCTTCAACAGTTCCTAAGGTGCTGTTAAATCTAATATCTCCAGCATTAGGATTTGTAGGTCTTTCATCTGTAGTGCCTACAGGTAATTTTAGAGCAGAGTTAATGTCCTGTGCAAATCCTCCCTGCACATTCAAATATGCATCTCCTTGCATATTGATGTTGAACTGATTGTCTGACGCTCCGGTCAGATTTTTTAATCTAATAATACTCATCTTACAAACATGTACCCGGAATTTCCTTGTCCACCACCAGTAAAAGAATCACTTCCACCGTAAATGCCATTAGAGGTATTTCCAGTATACCCCCATAAGACTCTATTTTGACTATATCGAGAAGTTCTATTACTCGATGGATTTGAGTGATAATCAAACAATTTATAATTATTATTATATAGTTGAATGTGATCATAACCGCCCGGTCTTTCCCAGTTATAGGGATAAACATGAGAGACGCTAAATGATCCTTCAGGTTCACCACCTTGAGATAAATCCAGTCCAGTATTTAATGAACTGAAGTATTGAATGCCTCTGTTATATCTAACAAAAGAAGCATATCTCCAATCAGCAGTAGTACCTCCAGCATATGTATCATATTCATTACCAGGAGGTTGAGCACCATTTCTTGCAACTCTTACATTAATTACTTCTTCTCCACCATTATCATTAGATGCAACATCACGAATGAAAGTATCATCCCAACGACGAGTTGCTGTCGTTGAATATCCCGTACCAGAGAAAGGTACATAGTCAGTTGCTATTCCATCAACAGTAGCAGAATATAAATTATTAGCATCAAATACACTGTAATGTGTAGTACCACTAGATCCTACTGCCATTACTAATACCCAACCTCCATCATAAAGGGTGTTGTCAACATAACAATATCTAGGTGTATCATATCCAACAGGTTGAATCCAATAATAACCTGTTGGTTTACCAGCATCTCTGAGTGCAATACCACTAATTGCAGGATTATTATAACTTCCAATATCTCCCGAAGCACCTGCACTAGCATTGCCAATTCCACCCCACACTGCCCCATCATAAACCTCAAATATATTTGAGTCGGTATTAAATCTTAACAATCCAATACTATTACCAGTGGTAGAAGGTCTGTCAGCAGTGCTACCACCAGGAACTTTATGAGCACCAGTGAAATCTAAATCTAGAGCACCTTTGATCTCAAAAGTGTGTCCGGTGGGGACAGTAACTTGAAATAGTGTTGAGGCAATACCTCTTAATTCAGAAACCGTTACTTGACTCATTGTTTTACACCTTATCGAAAGTTACGCCATATGCTGCCCAACCGCCTTGGGTTCCTACATTTGGATATGTAAGAGCAGATGAGTTAATATCAACCATCTCTATCATATACCATCTATATCCAGCAGTGTTGCTGAAGGTTCTAGCAACTTGAGCACCTTCACTACCAGCACCTGCACCGCCAAAATGTAATCGAGCAAGAAATGTCCAATTAACATTTGTGTTGGTAAAATTAGATCGTTTAATATCTTTATTGCTGCCCCACAGATTTACATTACCAATCATATTGGTATGTTTATACCAACGAATTCTATCTAAAACTTTACCATATCTATCATTGCTAACTTTGATGCAAAGAAATTGGGGCCAAGCAACATTACCAGGAGAAGAGTGTCCCGTGTGAAATGCAAAGTTGGAATTACTTGTAGATGAAACATACTCTAAAAACTGACGAGTATTTGCCGTTGCACTTAAAGTTTCATCCCCAGTTGTACCATCATTATATCTCAGACCTTCATGCAAGATATAATTGTGACCACTAGTATAAACATTGTGTCCTGCATTATTAGCACCATCTGCTACAGTAAATCCTCCACCAGCACCAACTGTTCCAACTGGTTCTGCAATAGCAGAGTCACTTGCACCAGCAACAGAGGTAAATCCTTCTCCATCTTTATAAACTTGAAGAACCCCTTCACTATCTGCCCAACGAATACTCCCCTCTTTATATGAATAAGGATTTTCTAGTGTAGGTTCAGCAGAAGCAGTAAATGTAGAGGGCGTTGAACCTCTCTCTACCATTGCACCATCAAACCATAATTGTGTGCCTAATGCACTTGAGGAATGAGCATCTACTCTTACTTGCAATCTATCTGTTGCAGCGTTTGAGATAGTTCTAGTAACAGAAACTCTTTGCCAAGTTGTACCAATGTTTACTGTAACGCTTGGTGCTGAAACATATGCGCCCGAGGCAATTGCTTCAAATAAGTAGATCTGTGTTTGAGTGCTTTGATTTGCCTTCACATAAACACTGAATGTCCAGGTTTGCCCCTGTTTGACTAATCCTTCAGCAAAACTCCATTCATTAGTGTTATAAGTTCGTGTATAAGGATCATTATTAGCAGTAGGAACCATTTTCAATGGCACACCACCAGCAGGAGAATCAGTAACTGAAGTATCACGAGACATCGTTGCTCGGGCAGCACTTGTACCAAATGGTTCTTGTCTAACAGTTCCATCAGTATTCAAACTGCCCGCATACATGTCAACGGGATTAAATCTTGTCGCAAAATAATTAGGCGTTTGTGCTCTAGGTAACTGCTGATACTGTTGCTGAAGAATTCTAACACCACCTTCAGGTTTTAATGTGTTACCTTCTGGAACAGTTACTGTGAATGCCTCAGTAGAAAGTCCTTGTACTTGTGCTACATTTAACTGACCCATTATCTAACACTCCATGCTGCTCCGGTTTCAATAGTAACAGTATATCCATTAGCAATTGTAATAGGTCCAGCACTCATTCCATTTGTGAATTCATCACCATTGTTTGCAGTAGGTCCAACAGTCAGATTCTCTTCAATCGTATCATGGTTTGTTCTGATGACACTATCTTGACCAATAGCAGGACCGCCACCAGCAACGGGTGCCCAACCTGTTGCACCTGTTCCATTATCTGCCTTATAAATCTCTGCTGAGTCTAAATCAGTGTTAAATCGCAGAGTACCTATAGAAACGCCAGTAGGTCTCTGTGCTTGAGTACCAGTTGGCAATCGAAATACACTGGTTCCATTTAAGAAACTCAGTGTAGTGATAATTGCTTCGGTTGAAGTGGAGATCTGGTTTCCACTAATTCTTGAGAGTGCCATATGACCTTATTATCCTCCTTATTATTTAGATAGGCAGTTCTAAGATATGAACGGTATCTGATGCTAAAGGAGCATCTCCGGAGTTGAATACAACATTAGAACCATTAGCATCTACAGTGTAGTTTGTTCCTGCAATCTGTGCAACACCATTCAAGAATACAAGAACAGAGTTGGCAGTATGAGGATTAGTAGCATATGCAGTGATTGCAAATGTGAGAGAAGATCCATCACCGGTATATGTTCTAGTGACATACTTACCGGGTCCTACAAGACCTCTTCCAGTACCAGTAACATCACCCTCAATTCTTACATCACCATCAATTTTGATCCTATAATTAGCATCTGCTGCTGTACCAATACCAACATTCTCAGTTAGAGTATTGCTATTAGGATCAAAGGGTCCAATGTCAATGAATCCGGTAGCACTTAAACCAAACTGTCTCCATGCTGCACCATAATAAATCCAACCTAGAGACTTACCAGGTTGCCAATTAATGTTATAAACCAGGTCACCATCTGCCGGAGTTGTGTAACCAGAAACCGCAGAGAGATTAGGACCAAGAGAAGGATCACCATCACCATTGCCATCTAATGTTTCTGGCGCAAGTAATGTTTGCTTAATTACAGTACCATCCTGGTTGTAATAAGAAATCTTTCTTGCCTGAATGTTATCTGTAAATGTAGTCAGACCTTGGAATGTAACAGGACCAGCGAAGATAGATTCTAACTGGTTAGATGCACCACCGATAACAGTGAGTTTGTCAGTAAGAACCAACTCAGAGAATGTTTCAATCGTTGTATTCTCTTCACCGATGACATTCAACTGTGCAATATCTTCATTTGTTACCTGACCAGTAACAGGGTTAATGATCTGGTTACCAATGAACAGGTCACCATTAGAGTTCAGACCAGAGTAGAATGCAACACCTGCTTCTTCTTTGATCGACTGTGAGAACTTAACCTGATCTGCACTCAGAGTTTCTACCTGAGTCTGCGGGAATGCAGTCGAGTAGTTACCAGGACCGAATCCCAGATATTCAAAGGTATGGTTACCAGATCTGAGGATGGAGTGTCTTCTGAACTCAACATTGATTGGCGCGACTGTTCCATCATTGTTTTCGCGGATATTAATCTTTCTTGTTTCTTCATCACCAGCACGAGCAGTTAATTCAACGGTAGATAGTCTTCCTGTAACAGAATCAAAGTTAGGAGTTGTACCTGTAGGGGACCATCCGCTATCAGTCAATAAGAACTCTGTCGCTTCTTTAGTGATAGAAAGTTTAGGATCTTTATTTGGTGTAGGTGTAGCACCATCAGTTGCATTTACGAGTCCGATAGTGACGTTGTCAGCGACGGAAATCGAAGCATCAGGGTCAGCAACAGGGTTGTCTCTGTCAAACGTAGGATAGACTTCGTTGACATTTTGAGAGAACTTTCTGTCATTGAAATTAGAAGTTGAAGGTGCAATAGATGCACAAAGGAGGGTAAGGTAGTAGATTCCATCAGAGATACCTCTCTCAAACTCTTGTACAACTTCAATATCATAGATGTAGAATGTTCTATTAAGATTGAAGTTTGTTGTGTCACTGTTCAACGGTTGCATGACATAACCCGACAGCGGATCGCGGGGCAGAGGATTCGTCTTGTTCTTATCAATAACATATCTTACACGATAAGTTCTATCCTGCAAGTCACGAGGGTCAGGAATTCTCTTAAGGAAGGTAGTAGGAGTGAAGTTTACATTACCATAAGTCTGCGTGTTATTTGTGATAACAGAGTAGATTCCATTATCAGTAGCAGTATTGTCGCAATTGATGTACCAACCGCCAGTGACAACGTTTCCACTGCCAGCAGGTACTTCATAAGTATTTCCATCAAATTGAATAGGAGAACCTGCTTCTCCAGGACTAATACCAGCAACAGTAGGACCAAAAGGAGAGATCTTTGCTGTTTGAACAACAGCAGATTGTCCCTGAGTAGGAATCAAGAGGCAGTGTATTTTGTCGGGTACAGCGTTAACACCCGTGCCATCTTGACGCGCACCAACAGTGAAACCTTGGACTCTTGAAGTTGGAGGTGATGCCTCAGTTGTGTATCCATAAAGATAGAGTCTGGAACCGGCAAGAATTCCTGTTGGTGCCAATGCTGCAGCAATCGTTTTAGTGCGAGGAATATCAATGTTTACCCAGTTTACAGCAGTTTCTTCACCAAAAATAACATTATTATTAACGGTTCCACTATTTACAACCGACAGAGTTACTGCTCTTGTATTAACATTAACAGATATAACCTCAGCACCAGATCCAACACCATTACCAGTGAGTGTCATTCCTTGAATTACACCATTGACAGAACCATCATTTGCCAGTGTAATTGTGTTTTCTCCTGTAGTACCTGTTGCAGTTGTACTAATAACATTAAGTGCTTTAGGAGGGATGATGTGAGTTATAGCACCTGCTTTGTCCTTAGAGAATGATTTTGCCTTGAATCCTGCAGATCTAAGAGCTGTGTTTCCGAAGTTTGAGTTCGAGTTAGTAATAGACATGTCACCACCGCTCTCAGCAGTGAAGTGTGTATCATATCCAACAGCGAACACCGAAACTGCCTGAATGAAAGAGTCATTAGAGCAAACAATGTGTCTATGTCCCCAACCTTTACGATACTCACAGAAACCATCTAAGTGAGCACCAGATCCGGCAGTTTGTACAACATAACTACCAGTTGTTTCATCATATTTAACAAATGCACGGTCATCTTTTTGAAGGCTCAGACCCGTGAACTGTGCCACAACCATTGATTTGAAACCAGTTGCTTTTGCACCATTTGCATTCATGCCATTCATACCCCAGACACTTCTCAGTGACAGGTTGAATGCATAAGGAGATGCAGAGTCAACAGTATCAATCTCGGTCTTAACTGTCATGTTTGTACCAACAGCACTTCCTGTTGGTTCTCCTTGCATCTGATAAGTAAATCTATTGTTACTTGCAGATGTAACAGTAAAGGATCCATTATACAAAGATGCGTCTAATTCAGACTGAGGACCGGAAGATCCTTCAACACCACTGATATTAATGTTAACACCAACAGAGAATCCATGATTTCTTTCTCTGCCGAATTCATCGACAGTAAATGCAGTTGCAGTGTTACCATTACGAGTAATCTGGAACACTCGATATTCATCAGAAATAGGACCAACGATTCTGTTTTCTTCGACTCTTGCCTGAATCTGGTCTTGTGAAGGATCTCCGGATGTTACAGGAATTGTAGAGAATGCTTTGGAGATCTTCTGATAATAAATCTCAAGGTCTGTTCTCTCAAGAATATTAGGAACTGCGGAGTAATCTCCATTAGGAACAGTTCCACCAGCAATTAACTGAGACAATGTATTAACACCATCAGCAAACTCAAAGCAAGTAAGTCTATGGTGAGAGAATTTAGGTGCAAGAGTATCTACACTATCAGGTTTATAATATACACCTTCCTCAGCACCATCAAAGAAGGAGAACTGCCAGAAATATGTACCACCAGTTACCTTGAAGATTGCAGTTCTAGAAGGAACTTGAGTTTCGTTATTAATACCTTTAGAAGGAAGAACTGTAGGGTAAGGTACATACTTCGGAATAATCTTAGTACGACGAAGATCAGTACCAACTAAGGAACAACCTCTGGGAACAATAACTCCACCTTCAATAGAGTTATACTTATAAAGAACATTATTTGATGATGTCAAATCTAAGTTTGAATTTCCATCAATAGGAGGAACATTCGTATATTGAATTTCTCCTGGTCTATTATCAATGATATATTCTGCTGGATACAGCATAATCGAGAAGGCGTCGAATTCGTCGTTCGACAGACCTACTCGATAAGAGAATCTAGCAACTTCGAGAAATGCCCTCTGAATAGACTTGAAGGGACGCAGAGCAGAGTTACCTCTGTTATCAATAGCGTCCGATGCATCAAAGTCATCCGGGTTGACATAGATAATTCTTCCCGTCCGGGAAGTGATAATATTCTTTAGTCTAGTAAGGGACATTTCCTACCTTTCTTTTGTGATTATTTATTTAACTTGCAGCATCGCCACTGAGGTCAGCGGTGAATACTCTAGTGGTAAATCCTGTTGAATTATCTTCAAATCCAATAAGAACAAAGGAACAATCTGCTGCGGCATTGTTAACAATGAGTCTCTGTGCAGGACCAATAACCAAGGATTTAATTTCTTCCGTGGCATTAGCAGAAATAGTTGCTGCATTACGAATAACATCCTGTGCTTCATATGCACCAGTTGCTACATCAACACTGCTGACAGTTGCCTGAGAACGAATTGCTGTAGCATCTACTGGATTGTCATTAAATGTATCAGTACCAGCAAAGTCTTGCGAACCTTTACCCTTAATTACATAAAGTGTAGTTCCAGAATAAGAGCGAACATATCCATAAGGACCAGCATTAACAGTGTTAACTGTATAGGTTACACCATTGAAGTCAAATCCGTCAGCACCAGCAGTCCATGCGAGACCACCAAGGTCATAAACATAGATCTGGTCGTAAGAAAATTCCTGAGTTGTTGAGAAGTTACGGTCACTTCCACCAAAATTAGCGTTAGTTGCCGCACCAGTTCCATTGTCATAGAAATAAAAGACCTCAGGCAAACCAGGATCCTGGGAAAAATCATACTGAACATATGCACCAGCACTACCTGCTGTGCCGTTAGTTGTTTTACCAGTAGTATATTCTGTACCTTCATCACCAGTATCGCTTGGATCACCAGGGGCATATCCATCAGGACCCCATACACCATTAACGACATCCGAGATTCTGAAGTCTCTACCACTCATGGTAGAATCAGAAACATCAAAACGATATGCTCTGTCACCAAGAAGAGTAAGTGTTACTCCAAGGAACATACTTTCAATTCCATTTGCTTCTTGAAGAGTAAATTCATCTTGAGCAGATCCAACTCCACTCACAGAAACAGTAGCAGTTGCTCCGGAAGTACCTGTGATAGAATCACCATCAGCAAAATCTGTGCCTGCTCCGTTAATTGTTGCAGGTCCAGTGTAGAGAACTACACTTCCAGAAACATCCTCAACGGCATAGAGAATTGCAGTAGTTGTATCGCCGCCGCTTCCTTTCGTAATAGTGTCACCAATTACAAATGCGTTAGTAACAGATTCTGCTGCAATTGAACGAATGGATCTTACGCGAACATCAATCTCAGTAAAATCTGGAATATTAAATGACTCAAACCGAGCAGTAGATTCTCCATCAGTAGATGTCAACAATGCACCAGGACTCAATCCTGCAGCACCAGGAATTGCTTGGTCAAGTTCAAAGGAATAGTCGGTGATTACATCACCTACATGAAGAAGATAGGTTGACGCATCCAATGTAAGTTTTTGATCGTAATCTTTTACAATTACATCAAAAGTCGTACCACTACCACCTTGAGCGGTGATATTAAGTACCGTGCTTGCTGATGCATCTACAGGTGCCGAATACAGTAAAGTATCTGTGCCCGCCCCCGGTTTTGCTTTTGCTAGAATACCTTGTCGTGCCATTGTTTATTAGAATCCTGAGTAGAAGAATTGTTGTTGTCTGGTTAAACCAGTCAGGTTGTTAGCGCCAATACCAGCACCGAAGTTAACATCATCGAGGGTGACGTTTTCTGTAGAAAGAAGTGTTGCATCTGCATCTGGGAACCTAATTGTTCTCGGACCAGAAATGCCTTCAGTAGAAAAGATAATCGTTCCATCAAAATTAGAAGGAGACGAAATTCTTGGGTTACTTAATGTTTTGTTTGATAGAGTTTGGGTGGCAACTTCTAAAACAAAAACATTATCGTTACCCGAATTATTTAGGACATTGGGGTCGGGGAATGAAAGACTCTCATTTGTGAGAGTATTTTGATTTGCAAGATTAAGAGTAAATCTTTTTGTAGTGTCCGTAGAATCTGAAAAAGAAGCATCAGCATAAATTTTGTTGGTAATAGTCTGTGTTGACTCTTCACCGACAAGAGTTAAACTTTGATCAGGAAGAGTAAGAATTCTATTCGCTGTCAAAGCATCACTATTAAACTGTGCAAAAGCAGTGTCGTCCTCAGCATTAGCAGCAATACTTGGATTAACAAACTTTTTGTTCAAAGCAGTTTGAGTTGCTTTAGTGTCAAGCAAAGTCGATGCAGTTGCTGTAGGTTCTGCTGTAGTAGTTACAACTCCTGCATCAGGTAAGAAATATTGACGACGAGCGCCAGAAGTTTCTGCCCAGTTAATCTGGAATACTGCTTCTTCTGCTCCATCAACTAAAACAAAATTATTCTCATCAATTAAGATAGTTTTGTTAGTTAATGTTTGAGAAGTATCATCACCGACCATCACTGTACCATTATTTGCAGTGATGTTAGGAATAGAAATAATTCTAGTCCCTGTACCAGTTCCAACATTACCGATTTCAAATCTAACCCTAGGACCTTGAGCATCTTCCAAAATGAAAGATTGGTCTGCCATAACAAAGTTACTGGTGACTTTAACTTCTCCAGTTCCTTTTGGGGATAGAACTAAGTCAGCATTATTTTCCGTTTCATCAATAGCAGTGATATACAGAGAGGCACCTTGACCAACAGTACCGTTTAAGATTCTGCTCATATAAAGACCACCGTCACCAAAACCAATACCAATTTGATCATACGCATTTTGGTATAATCCGGTATCTCGGTCTAGGTCAAAACAAAGTCCGGGATCTGTTTTTGTTCCCTGTGCTACACCACGAAACAACTGATTAACCTTCGCCTTTCGGTTAGGAATCAGGGGATCGGACACAACAACCGGAAGAATTGCTTCTCCCGAAAGATTAGCATCCGAAATCGTTTCTAATTGAGAAATTTTTCTTGTTCCCACGAATAATCACGCTATTTGCTACAGGTCTATTTATAAGGGTACAGTTCATTGTACCTGAGAAATCTCCTAAGAGATGGTTTTACTTCAAGAGATTCACACACTGCAAGGTAACTTACCCATTCAGTCTGTAAGTCCGGGGGAATCGAGAGATTCGATTCCTCTGTGTCCGAGCATGAGTTGGTAGAGTTCATTTGCTTTTGTTAGTTCTTTGTCATGATACTTAATAAGTTCTTCCACACAAGCAAGAATATCTTCATATGTCCGTCGTGCAGTTACTTTCTCATCACAGAGATAATCGTCGATAGCATCTTGCATACGACATTTGCGCTGTTCAGCATAAGTAATTTCTGGTTCAAGTCCCAGAAATGGGCGTCCTTCTTCAGTAGTCATTCTTTAGTCTCCTTTTTGAGTTTGAAATACAGTTTATAGTATCTGTTACACATCTCACGAAGAACATCACGATCTTCTTCCCATCCCCACTTCTTAGTGTGTTGATAAGATCCTTCTAGTTCTGATATGAGTAGAAGGACATCAACTGGTTTAGGATTATTTTCCAACTCCATAATCTGGTGCCTTCAATTCCAGTTCGCGAATGTCTGCATGGAGACGATTGGTTGCATGAAGTTTTTTAATTGCTTCACGAACCTCATCCGTTTCTTCCCATTCAAAGGTGTCGCCAGATTTAGTCACGAATTGTTTTTTTGTCATAGTTTACCTCCAACTACTCCACTATTTACCACACGGGTATAATCTTGCATGGTGCCTTCCTGAAGACACTTAAGATGCCAACGCGATACATTAATCACTCCTTCTCTAGTAGCACCAGTAATGAAATGTTGACCAAGAGGATCTTTTAAAATACTGGTATACAATCCAAAGCGAGTCTCTTTGATATAAAATGTATCATCAATCCATTGAACATCTTCAGGAATATCTTGTTCTACAGTTCCCCCAAAAGAATCACTCAATTTTGGTTTTCTTGTTGAAACCGAAGGGTCCGATTTTGTCGTTAGCTCGTTTTGCAATTGCTTTTGCTCCAAGATTTTCTAGAATTTTAAGTTTGTCTTCGACCGAAGCATCAGGAAATCTTTCCGTAACTAGGTCATACTTTGGTGCCCAATCATCTAGAGCATCTTTTAATTCTTCAACTGTCACTGGTTTCATTTTCATCCTCCGTTCGATAATTCCAGTCATTTGTATGCCCAACAGACCACTTTAGAGTATTCTCAACCATATAGTTTTGAGTACATACTTTGAAGTCTGGGGTCTTAGTTTTGGTAGGAATTAAACTTGGATCTTTCCATACAATTCTATTATTTGGTTGAGCAGCAAACTGCCCGTTATCTAATTTAAGTATGTTGAAAGATTTATGCTCAGGGTCATGCTCACTAAAGTTTGTATCTATTGTCGAAGATTCGCTGTGACAGGTATCAATAGTGAACATGTATTGACCAGGATGCATTTGTTTATCCTTTCCAAAAAATTCGCATCGACATAATAGAGGTTTTTCTATTACTGTGATATTATAGTCGAAACAGTCCCATAATTGCAAGGCATCCAACGAAAGATAATTGTCTGGATATTTCCAACAAAAAGCACTGATCGGCAATTTGTCAAACAGTGCTCCATATTCAGGAATGAGCGTTTCAAAATACAATGCTTTTCCCTGAACACTCTTTACAGAAATCCAAATACCTTCTACAAATTGTCCCTCGTATTCTTTATCAAGATCATAAAGATATTCTTTACGAATCAATACTTCAACAGGGGGTAAATTATGCACTAAAAATGCCATTATTATAAAGGGGGCGCTCTTTCTATGTAGAGATCTTTTGTACTCCCCCAATGTATATATAACTCCCGAGGCAGGATTTGAACCTGCGACCGAGTGATTAACAGTCACCAGCTCTGCCACTGAGCTACTCGGGAATGACATTACACTTATCCGAATGCTTGCTATGGGGCATTTTCTAAACCCTAACATTCTGACAGTTTGTAATGGAGCAAGAGAGTAACCAACTCTCATTCACAGTATGGTTAGTACCGTCGCGGGCGAGCTCATTCCCCGTCTAAGAGCCAAATAACAGACTTGAACTGTTGACCTACTGTTTACAAAACAGTTGCTCTATCCAGCTGAGCTAATTTGGCATGTGACAATTATACTTTATAGTGAAATAATTGTCAAGGAGGGTTGCAGGCTCGCCACCAATTCTTTAACTGGAAATTGGAAACCAGGCGGGGTAACCCCATCCGCACCACTTACTCTTTAGATGGAAGTAAGAAACCATTAATTCCATTCTCCAAGTATTCGATCCCATGGATTACACATAACAGAATGTCTGTATCCAGTGTAAGGTTCAACATAATGTTCGAGACCGGGACCAAACATGACCAATCTATTTTCAATAGGAGTTACATATTCTTTAATTCCTAATTTGGCATCTCTCATCAAAAGTCTTCCGCCAACTACATCTTCTACTTTGAGATAGTATATAGTTGATAATAATGGATAAACATTTTCTATTCTCAAACTATTGAATAGAACTTCATCTTTATCACGATGCCATCCCGCTGGTCTGGTACAGTTTTGTTCCCATACCTCATAATACTTTGCAGCACTAAGATTTATATAATCGTTAGCATGTTTAAGAATCGGATGAATTGCACTTATATAATCATACCGATACTGGTCATTTGATGAAAACTCATTTTCATCAACAAACTTTTTTAATGCCTTAATTTCATCTTTTGTTAGGGCATTATCAACAATTTTATGAGGAATTTTAAAATTCATTTGTAAAAGTGCAATAGGAGTGGGGGGACTTGAACCCCCACGAGATTAATTCTCAACAGATTTTAAGTCTGGTGCGTCTACCGATTCCGCCACACTCCCATCATAAGTTGGAGGATGAAAATTACAATATTCATTGAAAGTGATCTTCATTTCCTTATGCGAAAGACCACAATGTGCCGCTGCTTTAGGTAGATTCCATTTTGATGCCCAAAGCATCTCCATCGATTCGCGTGTTTCTGGTCTCATCAATTTCGTCCATTACTTGAGTGAATTCTTTTCTAAATTCTTCCACCTGTTGTTGAATATCTTCAGGAACAGGAGGAATTTCGTTAACAGGAACCAGCATAACAGACTTTCCATCTTCTCGGGTAATTTTCCAACACACATGTTGTGTATCGGTTAAATCAACCATAAATTCAAGATACTGTTCTGCTTGTTCTACAGTGACTCCAATAGGTCCAATCATTTTACAGCAAAGCAATAGGTAATCATGTCATCATCAAGAATTTCATGAAGTTCAGAGATAGTTTCGGAGAAACCTTCTGTTCCTTCAGAATCAAACTTCCACTCTACAGTCTTCTCGTAACCTTCGTCATCTACAATCTGCATAGACCGTCTTGAAAAATTAACGAACACATGAGCGAGAGTAGTGTTGGACATTAGAGGGGTTCGCTTGAGTACCCTCTAATTATAGCAGACCTCAGGGGCAGCGTCAACCCGAGTGTGACACTACTGAACTGTCCCCGATCCTTACATTATATAGACCTCTTGTTATCGTTTCATTATACGCTGCATTCGCATCCGTAGGAGCAATTCTATAGTCCTGAGCATTCGTAGGATTGATGTATGTTTCACTTCCACCAACAATAACTGTTCTAATACCAGTATTTAACTTGGTAACGGCAGAATTTTCGACATTAATTAATTGAAGTAAGTGTGGAGTAGAAACTATCATGGAATTTTCAGAAGAATTGATCATTTCAATTGCACTATTCGTTTGTTGTTGACAAGAATTTTCATATAGATTGCCCGTAATTCTGGTAGTAATAGAAGACATCTGCAATTCACTTGCTTGGAGTTCAAACTTTGCTCCAACAACATTCATATCAAGGTCAGAACCAAACTTAATCGCGTGTTTTTGAACCTCTGTCATGCCATCAGAAAGCATTGGTGCTCCCTCTGCACTGAAATAGAATCCTCCACCGACTTCAATATGACAATTACCAGTAATTTTTAAATGATAGTCACCATCAACTGTCAAGGCATAACTCTTTTCGACTAACTTACAGTCATCACCATGCACTTCTTGAGTAAGATTGCCTGCATATGAGATATGATCAGCAATTAATGCCCCAGTGTCTCCTTTACCATTAGTAGATGTATTGATATGTTCTCTAACCTTTGCTTCAATTAACTCAGCATCAGCGTCTGGGTAATCTCTTCTAACAGCATCTCTAGCGATCTTCTCAGCATAATATGCATTGTTATAAAGAACTGAGGTATATGTTGTGCCGTTTGATTTCTTATGAACCTGCCCTTGCCTACCAGGGTTTCCTAACCATAAATCATATGCCCCATTAGGATAATTCTTAGATGATGATACATTCTGATCAGCATCATTAAAGATAGCACTAAACAAATCACTACTGTCTGCACCTAAGTTCTTACCCTTCAATACTTCAACCGATTTCAGTTGCTCATCAGAAGTAATCATACCGAACAATGGCCACCATCCATACACTTTACTAGATCCATAAGAAGTTCTAGAACAATTTGCACCAGCAGATGTAATAAAGATCTTCATCAATCCAGTGAGATTTGTTTTTCCAATCTCAGTTAAATTATTAGCACTACAAAAGATGGCGTTCTCTTTTTCCCAAGCATCAATGGTGTGCATGGCATCTGTGTTATCAGATAACAATTCTTTAATAGTATCGATAGTGCCACTAGTATCCGACAAAACATTTTCCACTGTAGAAATGATTGTGCTAACAACTTTATCAACAGTCTTTACAATCATTTCTGACTTAGGAGTGGCAGACTCTAAGTAGGAATCGATTGCATCAATGACCGGTTTAGTCGCAGTTGTCACATAAGAACTAATCATAGCATCTTGAGTGCATGACTTTGACAAAATTGTAGTGACAGCAGTCTGAACTAAATTATAGATTGCAAACGGAGTACCATCAGCAGAAACAATAAGAGTAGAAGTTTTTAGTTCTTGTGCAAGATTGACAAGAGATTCTCTAATTGCAGAGATAATCTGAGCATAGATAGATCCCAAATAATTTTCAACTCTTCTCGTTAACTGTGCCTTAGTTACTAATTTGCCATTGATGAGATCGATATAGTTCTTATCATCATTGATTACAAGTGTTCCAATCATATTAGAAACATCTTCTAGTAAATATGCCAACTTATACTCTAAAGTCTTCCAGGGTCCACCAACACCATTAGCAGCAGGTATTGGTTTGCTAGCATCAATTGGTTTAATAGAGTTGGAAGAACTTCCTGGGATTCCTGCATGGGATCCAATATTTTTAGACGATCCAGTACCACCTACAGTTGTTGCTGTCTGACCAGGATAAGCAACAATATTTGAATTAGTTTGTCTGTTGCTGACTGGAGTAACTACATTTTTTTCTGCGGGATGAATAGCAGAGTGATTGACAGCATTACCAGATGCAATTGTCTGTTCCGAAAAAGAAAATAATCTTGTGTTAGTAGTTCTCTCAGACTTTTGCACTCTCATGACACCCATGACACATGGCATCTGAGCATATTCACCATCTAGAAAGAATCCTAAAACAACTGCACCAGGTTGCAACTGACCGCAACTTTCTCCCTGACCATCATTACCTGCCTGAGAAGTATGCTGCAACACTGTTGCCCAAGGAAGAAACTTGGTGGGAAGATTATCAGTAGTTCCTGCTGTAAAATTAGTATAGTAACCAAGAATACGCACTTTGACCCTACCTAATTCCAGAGGGTCTTCGTTGTCTTCAACTTCACCAACCCACCAGAAGAATCCATCTTTTCCTACATACCCTCTTGTTCTTTCACCCAGTATATTGTCAACATTAAGTGCCATTTAATTCCGGTAGTTTTTTAGTATTTATTCGGGCTTAATGTAATTATTCTCTTCTAACCATTTACGAGTCAATGGTGTAGGTTCGTAATCAGACCACATAGTACCATTAGCACAAGATTCAAGTGCTTCCTGTGTCATTCTCTCAGTTTTGCCTGCCCATGTTGCTTCTGCTTCCCATGGTTGGGCATATTCTGGATAGGTACGCTTCACCATCTCCCTCCACAACATAGGCACATCTTCCTCTGGCATGATAATAGCAATCATGTTGTTCTTGATTGTACCTGCCATACAATCTTGAGCAGCGTGCCAACCTTCATGACGCATTACACTCATAAGTGCAGAAGGACGATTCATATATCTCTTATTGAGATAGAAATTATTGCTTACAGTGTGATAAACACCGCGATGACCAGGAGGGAAATATCTTTCATCTGCAAGAAATACTTTACTGCCAATCTGATTCAATGTCATCAGTAACAGATTAAATTCAATGGCTACTGAAGTGAATTCTTGGGTATTAGGATATTGTGAAGAAATATCTAAAAGAGAAAATACTTCTTCTACATCATTAGTACATTCTCGAAGGAGCATACACCCCATTGAATCATAAGAGTTATATCCTTGAGTGATCTTTTCTTCTCCTGCCTTCACACTCATACCGTGCGTCATGGCAAACATCAATCCTGCCAAGATGGCATTACGCATTTTCATCAGAGTCTCCTTCGAGGTAATCGAAAACCATATTATGTAGTTCCCAATATCGTAAATACCAATCAGGTATCAAACCATAATGAGGAAGTGTATGATAATCGGAATAGTTGTTATATAAGAGATCGATAATCTCTTCTTTAGTAGGTTTTGTCATATTGATAAACGACAATGCTCGCTGACGGGATCGAACCGCCGACCGACTCGGTGTAAACGAGTAGCTCTACCTCTGAGCTAAGCGAGCGAGAGCGGATAAGGGGACTTGAACCCCTGACATTCAGCTTGGAAGGCTGACGTTCTACCACTGAACTACATCCGCGTTCTAGTGAAGCGATACAGTTCTGTACTGCCCCATACTAGTTTATCATTCTGGTCATATCCTTGATCCATAGTATGTAATTTGTTTCCATACGCACGAATCACAGATACAACTCGATCTCCTCTATAACCTCGGCATTTTCCAGGATACATAAGTTCCCCAATCCATACCTTGTCTTCGAGTTTAAACATTATATCACAATCCGGATGAGGTGTCCAGTCTAAATGATGGTTGTGAACAATTGCTTCAGTCTCTGATATGTACTCAATGGTGTGCCTTTTCTTTCTATAAGGATCCTCAGGACCTATACACCTCTTAAAGTTCATAGATTCATATCCTCCTTCAACTTCCTTCCATATAATCTCTACAGAAGCAAATGTATGAGGATTAGATTGTGCCTGGGATCGATTGGTCCACCTACCAATAAGATAGTCTTCAAGTCTCATAATTAATCTCTAAGATTTTTCTGAACCCTTACATGGTTATTCTATTCAAAATTGTAAGAGTTGTCAAGTCAGTCGTCGTAAACCAAGCATTCAGGTTCGCTAGGATTTTGATCACAGAACAATTCTAAGTAACTGGGATCGTGATGATCGCCTGCTTCGATTTCTTTTTTATGATGCTCAACATACTCTTCCAAATCATGCAATTCGCCTTCAATATGACGACGCATTTGGGGGTTAGTTGTAGGGTCTTGAAGGATTTCTTTGTCTTTCTCGATATGCTGTTCGATACTGTCCATTTTTTGTGTACCTCCGATGCGATAATATTTATATTGGGAGAGAATCTCGACATACATCACAGATAGTAGTCATTTGATCTCCTGTGATATTGTGTGTGACAGAAGTAATTAAATACCTGCCAGAGTATCTAGGATCATCATACCTCTTGCCAACACCTTCCTTTTTAATAGAAGGAATTCTAATCTTTACACCTCTCCCAGAATAAAGATCAAGGTTGCCCTTTACTCGCAATCTTCCTTGAATGTGTTTTAAACTACTTATCCTCACACTGCGATAAGTATCCATCAAAGAAACTTCTGCATAGTTTGGTCTATTTAAATCATTTTTAGTATCATATATTTTATTTGGCAACATATTGTACCTAACTCTTCTAGGAGTGTCAACATAATTTTTTATTGTACTATCAACTACACTGATAGGATTTCCTCCTTTATTCAAATCAAGATGTTCCATGTCAGACCACATGTCATTCAAATGATACTTGAATGCTTTTTCGGGCATATCCGAACTCAACCCAACTTGAGAAGAATTTAATGATATTGGATCAAATCCAACAGAATACCCAGTAATATTACCATTTCGCATTCTTCTGAATAAGTTTCCTTCTTCTAAGATAGAAAATCCTTCTGCTCTAAACACTTCAGAATCAATACCTTCAGATTCAGGGTTGAGTCCTACAGGTGATAAGGTATACTCATATAAAGCAGCAGTTCCTTTCTTAGGATCTGTTGGCATATCAATCTTTCTAGTTGCTTTAACACCTTCAATCATTTTGTCAATAGTATGAAAGTTGAATCCTAAAGCATTTTCATAAAAAACATATCCGCTTTGCAACTTATTCTTTGCTGCCTTTTCATTCTTTCTGTATGATCGTTCTGCAAGATAACCAATTACATCAAGCGGTCTCCAATTAGGAACAGTTATACTATGCTTATTGAGACTTTCTTCGATGAAAATATTTTTTTCACTGTTAAGATAATCTTTTCCCCTTACAATTGTTTTAACAATATTAGCAGCACTAGTGTCACCAAAGATAACTTCAGTGTGTCCAAATATATTCTTAGATTCATTCCTTAAATATTCTTCACTATAACAAACGATAGTGTACATTTGAGATCCTTTTGAATCGGGAACCTTATTTACAACACCATTAGCTCTTACATATAATGTTCTATCACTTATAGGTGTAGATAATTCAATTTTATACAATTCCGTGCCGGTAAGAGTTTGGGCAAAATCTGCATAGTCATTTAAGGTCAGTCGAACTTCAATCGAAGGACTCGACATAGACTCAAAAATCTGAAGGTTTTCAACATAATCTTCGATGAATCTTTCTCCAAAGTCTCCAGCAACTTTTTGCCCACCTTTAATGATAGAAATTCTCTTACCAATAAAATATGTCATTTGTGATACCTACCGTATTAGTATTTAAGCATTCATGCTTCCAAAACTTGAAGCAAGAGTTCCGATTGAAACTAATTGCTCAGAATTAGATGATCCTGCTCCTGCAGAACCTTGCATCTTCGCTACTGATGCTGCTGCATTAGCAACATCGGTTCTTACTTGAGCATTAATTGATTCAACTCGGGCAAGAGTTTGCTGAACCATTCTTGAAGATTGCTCACTGATCCTCTCTTGACCATATTGCCTTTCTTTAAATGCCTGAGATTGTGCATTTTGCTGAACAGCAGACTGCTGCATCTGTGCAGGTCCCTTAGACATCAAAGAAGTATCATCCAAATCACCCTGACCCTGATCAGGATCATTTGCTGCTGTTCCTCCCGGAGGACCCGAACCAAACAAATCATTACCATCTCTCATGCCGGAAATGTTTGCAGCAGATCCTTGCTTTGATGCGGGGGCATCTTGTCCACCACCGAAGAAAGGTATCTTATTAGGACCGTTTCTTTCTTGCTGTGCAAAACCTGCGCCATCTCTGCTTGCAACAGATGCAAATGACTTACCACTCTTACCAAGAACTGCATCAGCACTCATCAAATTCATTGGTCTGCTTCCACTACCTCCTGAGGAAACAAGCGGTTCAGGCAAATTGACTTGAGGTCTCTTTGCATTATATGTGGGATTATTATCACTAGTAAACTTCAATCCTCCCCCAAATGGCATAAAATTAGTTGAGTTTACGATTTGCTCTGCAGTCTGTGTATCTCCACCAGTAGTGGCAACATTTGCATTGTACAACGCCTCTGCGTTTGTACCTAAATTCCAAGCCGGTTGAAGTTTGTCTACATCAAAATCCCATAAATCTGTATTGAGATTAAAATCATTGCCCATTGTAAAGCTTGGATCAAAAATTGATGCCCCTTCAAATCCTCCAAATGCTTGAGAAGTTTTTGAAGTATCAAATTTATTTGCCATTCCAAATGCATCAGGCATATTGAACTGACCATTCAAAATACTTGATAAATCTCCACCATCTTCTTGAGCATTATTAGTAATGGCATTGATCATATTTGCCATGTCAAGTGTTGATGATCCTGACGGTGCTTGATCAGAAACTGCTTGACTGATTGCTGCCTGCTGCATCTCATCAACACCACCCTGAACAGTTCCCAAACTACTGCCCGATGATGCTTTCTCGTCTTTAGCAAATCCTAAGTGAAGTTGATCTGGATAACCAAACTTACCGGGTCCTTCACGCTTACCACCAACAATCCATGAACCCCAATTATCAAATGTAACCTGAGTTAATTTGTTGTCAACTTTACGATTAAACATCTCTGCTGCCAGAGATTGCAGACGAGATCCTCCACCATCAGGTCTAAAATCCCCAACATCTAATCCTAAACCAAGAGCATGTTTCTCGCCGGTAACTTTTTCACCACCACCTTGCACAAATCCCTTTCCTTGGTTTGATGTATACTCAGACCATTTGTTATTTCTAAAGTTGGGGTGATTGAATACTGAGAAACCTTGATTGAGGATCGATTTACCTGCCGCGATAGATGCTTTTATACCGCCACCAGGCATCTCAATATCCGATCCCCCCAGCGACTGTCCAGCACCAGGTCCTAGACCCGCTGAAGGACCTCCTGGGACATCTCCAGCAGCAGCTGCGAGTCCTGCATTAGGTCCTGCTAGACCCTCACCATTGAGCATCTTGGCATAATTAACAGAGTTCGCAACATCAACGCCAAGAGCACTAGCAATAGGTCTAACCCATTTACCATATTTTGTACCACTTAATGCATCATTCAATGCAAGAGCAACTTTTTCACCAAATGTAAATTGCTCAGATCCAGGACCAAACAAAATATTTCCATATCTTCCAACTTTACCTAAGAGACCTTTCTTATCCTTAAAGAAGTAACTTGCAAGTCCTGCAGCAGAAGACAGAATATCACCAGGAGTAGCAGCTCCATCTGGTCCACTACCGCCACCACCAAAGATCTTAAACAAAGTATTGCCAATAGCACTACCAGTCTTAGATCCATCTTCTCCACCAAAAATCTTTCCAAGTTCCTTACCCAGTCCACCTGCTTGACGCATAAGTCCAGGGAAGATGCTCTTACCTTGAATTGTTCCGTCATCGTTATAGGTGAATCCCCATTTCTGACCCTGCGAAATTGACGCTTGGGTCAGGGGATTTAAGTCTGCAAAAGGATTTGTGTTTTGCTGTTGCCCGTATATATTACCAATGCCTAATGTGTCAGTAATATTGCTCAACCAAGGCATTTCAAATGATGGTGCGTTATTGCCACCAAAAATATTGCCAACATCAAAACTACCCATATCACCGAAGCTTGGCAGACCAAGATCTTGACCAAACATGTTGCCAACATTTGCTATTGGCGCTGGTGTTTGTTGTTGCTGACCACCACCAAAAAGACCGCCAACAAAATTACCAATTCCACTAATGGCATTACTAAGGAATCCGCCACCGCCACCGCCACCAGAATCTTTATTACCACCACCAAACAATCCGCCAATGGCACTACCAATTCCTTTGACTAATCCGCCAAGGAAGAATCCGTCTTTTCCAGTATGTACGACAGATGTAGTTTGTCCGGGGTGTCTAAAGTCCTGAGCACCCGGTCTCTTTTTAGGAACATTGAATCCTTCAGCAGCAGCACTAGCAATATTTGTCTTTGCTACCTTTCCACCTAAACCATGATAAGGCAGAACCGCAAATTCACCCGTAGGTTTCTTTGAAATATACTCAGTACCGTGAGCGATAAAGTCTGGTCTACCTCTACCCTTAATAGAAACAGGATAACCAGACATAGGTCCAGTAACCCAACCGCCCTGAGGAAGATGCTGTACCTTATGTTTACCCTCACGCATTCTAATTTGAGGACCTTCCATCTTAGGAAGGTAACCTTCCTTGTGTTTGCCTCCCTTAGAAAATCCATCAAAATTAATAAATTTACGGATCCAGTCATCAGCACCAATTTTTGATGGACCTATAAATCTACCATCTTCAAACTCCTTACCAAGGAGCATTCTCAGTCGCCAATTCTTCGGTCTATTCGGATCAGCAGAGATGCCAGGAGTACGCCCACCATAACGGTAAGTAAACTCTTGAAGGCGTCTAGGATCCGTTTCACGATTACGCCGCTCCAGCAGCATCTTCTGTCTTGGACTTAACTTAGTTCCCTCTGGAATTGACTCTCTGAATGCATCGCGTTTTCTATAAGGATCTAAATTGCCTCCATATACCCTTTGCAGCAATCTTTCATATTGTTGCTTGGCAAATAACCGACGCTGCTCACTAGAAGGTAACCCAGTTTGACTGTTATACTCTCCTCTTTGAACCTGTTCTGCTTGGCGTCTGAATTCAGATGCTGAAATCTCTTTCCGTTGGAATTTACTCCGTAAATCCTGAATTATGTCACCGGCAGATTTTTGTATCTGAGGAACAATACCAGGAGTACGCTGACCACCACTCGGAGGTTGGAAGATAAATGGTCTCGTCGGTTGTCTTTCGGGAACAATACCAGGAGTACGCTGACCCTCAGTTCTTGGGACAAAGGTTCCAGAAGGTAATCCAACTGGTTGATCTGCCCAGATCGGAGGTGGAATTCTTCTCTGAGTTTCTGGAGGGAGTTGACTCCAAGGAATCTTCTGCTGTTGTTGCCGTCTCTGTTGCTGACCACCACCAGTTAACAAATTGATAGTTCTTTGGAACCAATTTGGTTTTTGCTGCTGTTTCTGCGGTTGCTGTTGTTGCTGTTGTTGCTGACCAAGACCGAAGAAATTTTTAAATCTATCAATGAGACTAGGTTTCTTCGGTTGAGTTGGTGCTGGTTGACCTGTAAAGTTTCTAAGTTTATCAAGTGCATCTTGACCAGTTGCAGGTGCAGAATCTGGAACTAGAGGACGAGATTTTGGTGCAGGATTAAGAATATCGTATCCTACATCACCAGGTTTTAATTTCTTAGCAAGTTCTGGATTTGCTTTTGCCCAAGCTTTAATGCCAATGCTTCTAGCATCAGAACTTTCCTTGTAATCCCAAGGTTTCTTAATGGCACTTCTTGCTTTAATATACTCAGCATTTCTAGAATCAGTTGCTGGAGTATACGATGGGGGAGCCGGAGTAGATACTGGTGGAGTAACTACAGGAGGAGTAATTACAGGAGGTGTTACTACAGGAGGATCAACTGCTGGAGGTGCAAAGTATCTCTTGAGAGAAGGATTTTCATTTACAGTTTTAAGTAATCCGCCATAAGGATTTGCGGGATCAGCCTTAGGAATTGTTGGGGTTTCAAACCTAAACGGATTTGCAGATGTACCAACAGGTGCATGAAAAGGACTGCCCCAAGTGCTTGGTTTAAAGAGATTAAATGCTCCACCATCAGACATCTGCTTGAGGCTATATCCTCCAGCAAGTGCCTCTTTAGTTCTCTTGATCTGAAGATTTGGATCTCTATCAGTATGAGGAGTATCAATTGGGATGACAAATGCAGATCCATCATTTCTCTTAGAAACATATTCAGTTCCATGTCCAATGAATGATGGAGATTTGCCCCCGTCAAGAGAAACAGGATAACCGGACTTAGGTCCTTTAATGTAACCGCCACCCTTAGAGAAGGTAGGAACAAGACCACCCATAGACCTCTCAGGGAGAGGATTGAGTTCCTTAAGATTCTCACCAAGGTTAGTAAGTTGTTCAGAAAGTGTCTCAGTAATATTGAAATTCTGCTTCTGATTACCAGAAAGTTCTCTAATCGCTTCAACTGTCGATTCTTGGAATTCCTGTGCTTTCTCTAAATACTGATCAATATAACTTTCGGCACTCTGATTTTCGCCAATCGGAGGAATCAGCGGTTGAGAAATTTGCGATTGATCACCAGTTAATCTAGTAAACTGTTCGGTGACACCATCGCGAAGTTCTTGTGCTTCATCTACAATGTTCTCTTGAATTGTTTCTTGATCGCCTCTAAGGACCTCTTTACCCTGCTCAACTCTCTTATTAAATTCAGTAGAAATTCTAGCAAACTGTTCTTGCGTGAACTCAGAAATATCACTGTACTTCTGCTGAATAAATTCTCTAAACTCTGGATCATTATCATACTTATTCTTAACAGCCATCGCTGTAAGAGCACCACCACCAACAATAGCAAGAGCAGCTAGAGGATTTCTTGCTCCAGCTGCTAAAGCACGAATCGGTAGCGATAAAGTTGCTGCTGCTAGTTTAAATGGTACTGAAATAAACTTCAGCATCAATCCTAAACCGCTCTTGAAAGCACCAAGAACAGTACCCAAATCTTTAACGATGTTTAGAGGATTAGATAACCATCTAATACCCAACAATAATAATCCAAGATTACCTAACGCGCCAAATAGTCCACCTAAGCGTTCTCTTAAAGATTTTTCACCATCAAATGCTACCGCAAGACCATCTATAATTCCAACAATTCTTCCTTTTGTAAAACTATAGATGAAGTCAAAGACCTTCTTCATCGTAGTGAGAATGCTCTTAAGCTTCTCTTGATTTTCTGGATTGGCAATCCATTCAAGAATTGGTCTTACAAAAAGATATTTTAAAAGACCACCAATTAATCCAGATAGTGCCTCCCAGAATCCTTTAATGGGACCAAGAATTGCATCGCCAAGGTTAAGTGCCCTGCCAGTCTTTATCTTTTCCCTCTTACCAAACTTAGAGGTACTTTGTAATGATGCTTTTCTTTCTTGGGCATACCTTGCCTGATCAACTTTAAGCAGGTTAGTTAAAGATACACCAATACTATTAAGTGTGGAACCAAGATTATTAACTGCCAGTGTATTGGCGTTAATTGCAGGGACGACTGTTACTATCTGGTCTGCTTTTACGGTAGATCTTGTCTGCCTACTTTCTTTTGCTTTATTTCTTTCTGCCTGTTTTCTAAAAATAGAAGCAACCATGCCTTTTACGACATTTTGCATGGTTGCTACAGTATATCCCGCTCCAAAGGCAGCACCTTTAGCACCACCCTTAATACTATCTCTAATGCCAGGACCAGTCCTAGTTCTTTGCTGGTTTACAATATCTGGATCAATGGTATAAAAAGACGATCCTACTCTACCACCCGCCTTCTGCTGAGTTTTGTTTACTCCAGGAGGACGAGTTGCCTTAAAAAAATTAATCTTAGGAGTAGACGTAAAATTCATTCCTTATCACAATCTTCTTATACCTAGTATTTATTACTCTTGAGGTTGAATGCTTTGTTGCTGCGGTGGTGCTGGTTTATATTTAACCTGAGTCTGAATAATAGGAACAGGTTCCTTAATTGCAACCAACTTTTCAACAATAATTGGGACATGAGTAACTTCAATTGGACCAAATTGTGCCATTTGCTGCATTACCTGATCCTGAGTATTTAACAATCTAGAAGCAGGGGGCGCAATACCAAATGCAGCGGGATTGACACCAATTGCTCCTGCTGCTTGCTCCAGTCCTAGTGCTTTAGTTGCCATACCTAATCCCATCTTAAGAACCGCAGAAATAAGTCCACCAGCAGCATCTGCTTGTTGAGTAACAGCACCGGTAGGACTTACACCAGCACCTTCAAGAGCAGGTCCTAACAATCCTTGCATACCAGTCATATTAACCAAACTACCAAACATCTTTCCAATTTGAGGATTCTTATCCATAAATCCTCCCAAACCTCCTAATAAATTCTTTAGTCCAGGTGCTAATGCTTGTCCGATTCCGCCAATAGCGCCACCAATGCCACCTGTTAAGAATCCCTTAAAGACACCACCAAGACCCTCACCAAAGGTCTTATTCAATCCAGAGAAGAATGTACCCTCAGCACCAAATGTGCCAGGGAACGCACCACCCAGAGCACCAAAACCTCCAACAACAGCACCGATAATGTCACCCTGCATGAGGGATGAAACGGCATTAATACCAGCAATAACGGGTGCTAAAGGCGGAACAAAGATACTAACAGCAGTAGTAACAATCTTAAAGATCGGATTGTTTGTGATAGATACAACTGCTTTCTTAACAGCATTAAATGCACCACTAATTGCCTTACCAATAGATTTGAATACCCCACCAAGGAAGAATCCTTTCAGGTTATTTGGTAATGGTGTTACAGATCCTCCATCCGATAAAGGAGGAAGAGGTTGCAATGCAGGAAACTCAATGTCATTTCCTTCAGGTCCTGTAAATGTTTTTGATTTTGGTTCAAATGCATCCTGCAATTGCATCTGAAAAATTTGTAATCCTTGATCAATGGATAAATTTCTTCCTCCAAAATAACTATTCTTAACATCATCAATATCAATCTTTTGCGGACCTAGAACTTCATCCCATTGCTTACTTAAAGTATTATATGTTTCTATCAAAGGCAATTCCATTGGTGCTTGCCTTCTAGCAAAAGCATAAGGATCTAAGGGATTGCCAAAAGAATCAGTTTGTTTTTGAATCCCATAAGGATTGTTATTTCCAAAGAAATTATTGTCTGCACCACGGAACAGATCACCAGCAGCATCTGAAACAGCGTTAGCTGCATCTCCTGCCTTTCCTCTAGCATATCCAATAACCTCTCCTGTTTTATCATATAAAGGTTGAAGTCCCCTCTGGATTGCCGATGCTCCACTCTTAAACATGTTCAGTATTCCGGAAGCAGAACCAACAGGTGCTTGGAATGCTTTTAAAGTTCCTTCTGTAAGACCTTGAATGAGTTTAGGAATTACAGCGTCATCAATAGGAACATTATCTCCTGCCAAAGATGGAGGGACTACGAGTACGCCATCCATAATGGATGCTTGGCGTTGTTCCAATTGGGGTCCAGGAACTTGACCCGTTGGTTGATTAAGTGTGGCACCCCTCATGTTTTGACCAATGAAAGGTGCCTCTAATCTATAAGTTTTCAGAGGATCGGATTTCCCTTCTAATACTCCACCAGTCCAATTTGTACCAAGTTCCCAATGTAAGTGAGGTCCAGTAGACCCGCCTGTACTACCAACATCCGCAATCTTTTGTCCTTCTTTGAGAGTTCCACTCTTACTAAATCCATCAAGAATATGTCCATATAAGTGATAAAGACCATTTTTATCTTTGAAGACAATAAAGTTACCCCATCCTTCAGGATCACCTCTCTTGGCACCAGTTTCGTTTAAAGAACCATAATCAACAATTGTACCATCAGTTGGTGCGACAAGATCAGTTCCAGGTGGTGCTGCAATATCAGTGCCACCGTGCATTTTATCGCCACGCATCACACCATAATTACTTGACAGAGCAACACCTTCAGGAAGTTGTAAAATTGGTGTTGGTGTTGGTGATGACTGTCGAACCTGACCTAACTGGTCTGCACCTTGTGCCTCTGCTGCCTTAATTTTGTTAAAGTAAGCAGTAATGAGAGCACGCATCTCATTACCACCATTACTTAAAACTTGAGATTGATCAAATGGTTGTCCTGGTCTAAGTTGATCTAAGTCCCATCTTTGAGGTCTACCGGACAAAAGACCTTCTCTTGTACCATATCTTTCCCATTCACCATGTGTCCTTACATTAGATTGAATGGTTGATGCATTCCAACCCCAAGCATGAGCCATTCTTGCTGCTTCCAGTGCCATAGCCTGGATTTGTGCTCCAGTCGGAGGATTTTCTGCCCAACCTTTCTTCTCATCATAATAATTCTGTGTCATGCCTTGGTGACCCATGGCAGCGAGAGACAATCCTACAGAATCACCATTGGCACCACCAGTATGATTACCTAAATCTATACCATAGTTTTCAGTATTTCTATGTGCCCTACCATCCCCAGTAAATGTCGTGTGATATCTAGTAGATGGTTGATTGGAAAATCCTCCAGTCCAATGTAAGAAAATTCTACGAGATTTATCACCTTGACCTGCTTTAAACTCAACATCTTTAGTAGGACCTCCCAACAAAGGTCCGTGACTAGCGGTTACATTCTTCAAATCCTGAGACATTTCAGGAGGAACATCTAATACCGCATCAATTGATCCTTGTGCTGGATCAGCTGGTGCAGGTCCAGATGTCAAACCCGTATCACCAATACCAAACTCAATCTTTTTCTTATCAACTCTGGCAGCCATCTCACGGATGGTAATTATACCGTCT